GAATTCCATGCCAACTTCCCGGGGAAACCACCGGCTCAATAATTGCATCAGGAGGTCGCTCGGCACACTTCTTGCTACAGATGTATCTTTGGCATTACAATTGCAAAATTGCAGGAACCGGGCCGGAGAATTGGTATGATGTTTGCATAATTGTGCACCGCAACATGGGTCTAAATGGACCCACTCTACTCTGCTGGCACAATCCTTGCATATCCTAGTATTATCAACACCTTACGGCTGGCACAACTCTTGCTACAACACTCTATGCAAAACGTATGCCATACTACAGGTCGGACCTATGCTGGCACGATAGCTGCATACTGTTGCACTGCACAACCCTGTCAGCAGATGTTAGGCATGCTAGTTGCATAGAGATAAAACCCCAATGATTTCAACACTGTGAATCCACGGCACACGTAGCATAATCCTACACCGTTTTCACTAGCAGTTACGCATATTTGGTCCTAGGAACAGTTGTTCACACACCCCCCTGTGAACAGATGGTTACGCACACGGATTGCATAGGACCAGAAATCAGGTACTTACAGCCTTACAGGGGTTGGCACCTGCCCTGCAATACACCATCTCGTCGGCGGTTCCCACCCTAACCGACACCTGCTCGCTTCTAGGTTTGGCAGCCTGGACAGTCTACCTGGTAGGGTAGCGTTGGAGCCTGAAAACTGAATACCCTGGTACTCTGGCCCGTTGCCCTAGGTGTCTGCAACCGCTGGGATGCGAAACAGAGTGCTAGACCGATAAGGCGGCGAACATGTATCCCCTGTAATAGTAGGTTCCCAAGATTCTAGACACGTCGGATTGCGAGCATACCCGATGCACATGCTAGAACCGAACCACGGTGCAATTCCGTAACAGGGGGCTAATGGCCTAGTGCCAGAAAGGTTTGCCATGAACGACCGTACTACGCTACTGGGTAGCAGACACCCGAACCAGACCGGGCAGATTGCCCGAGACATTGCAGACACGTTGCTACAGCTAGACTGTGATATCATGGGGGCATTCATCCGTATCGAAGCTTCATGCTACCCTGACAAGCGCAAGTCGCCATACATTTGGCAGATTGGAGATTGAGCCATGATTCTCGGGTTTCGCAACGATGGAGCCTTTGACACTCGGCTAGGTTACACTCGATATGGCTTGGCCTATGAAGTGTTACTAGATGACAAGACTTCTTGTGGTGGCTCATGGGTTAGTATATCTACCAAAGACGCTGATTCCAAACGGGTAGACCACGGCATCCCCAGCATCTTCGACTGATTCTCTACAGTGCCAATGACAGCGGGCCGGAAATAGACTGTCAACGTTCTAGGTACTGGCCAAGCGGCCGGATTGGGGCCTAAATCCCAAAACTGCAATGGGTGCAATTCCCACCTAGAACACTGTTGGTTTCTGATTATGCAACTCAAACCGGCCACAAGGCCACTCAAGGATACTGCCATGCTTACGTTCAAGCAAGTTTCTACCGCGCTCTCTGCCACCGATACCAAGTTTCTCCGCCTCGATAAGCTTTGTGAGGCTTGCGGGGTGACCCCCTCCCCGGAGAATCTGCACAAGGTTCTTAAGGCCACTCGCAACATGGAGGCTTCCGCACGGGATATGTTCGATCTTGGGGTGCTTACCGCTCCTATGGTTGTTCCGTACCGTGGTTCCAAGGCTATCCATGACATCGAGTTTGACCGGGCAGACCTTCCGGATGACCCGTCGGTCCAGACTCGCAAGAGTGCAGAGGAACGCAAGAGCGCCCCACAAAAGAACCTGATGCCCGCCATTCGCCTGGTGTCGGCGACGGACTGGGACCGCTACACGGAGAATGAGGCTCTTAAGGAGTCGCTTCGCACTGGCGTTCTTAAGACCCTGGCTAACCTTCCGGATGCCCACCGGGTTTGCTTCGGTGACGTCAAGTCGGTTGCTGTCTCGCCGACCGAGGGTTGGGCCATGGTTACGATGCTGGTTAAGGTTAGCTGATACTAGTAGGGTTTCGCAGCCTACACCCGGCTACAGGCTAATGCTTGTAGTAGGGGATAGACTCTGAAACACTCAACCCAGATTAGTTGGCGAAACCCTGAGTGTCCCATACCCGATTGGGGAGTGGACTGGGGTCGCTACAGGTTGGTTACCTGTAGCCTGATGATGCCAAACCGGAGATTTCTATGCGTTGCCAAAATTGCGACGGTCTAGGACATAGTTCTACGTGTGAAGGTAAGTCTAACTATGAAAGGTTCCGCGATAAGTGGGGCACTGATACCGCTAGTATCTTTCTGCGAATGGTAGCTGAAAGGCTATCCATGGTTCCCGGAACCGAGCAATCTGTGATTGGGTTGCTGGATTTGGCAAACGATTTGCAGGATTCCTGAGTCTTTACACCTATGCCAAGGTTAGCTTTGGCCTAGGGATAATCTCTCAGATACAAGAAAACAACGGAGAAAGTAAAATGCTGATTACCTCTGAATACGAATACCAGTACTATGACCAGGGATGGAATGCTCGGTGTCGGGGTGAAGCCTTTAGGGAAGATGCTACCCGGGATTGGCGAGACGGGTGGAGTGATTGTAATGAATCCTGGGATGGAAACCCGAAAGAGATTGAGTAGAAGAACTATCTCTCAGATACTAAACTTCAACCGAGGTGTGCCATGTTTTTGAATCCTAAGGCTCCGTCCCTGTCCTGTAAGGGTTTGCAGCGTAAATGGTATCTTACGTGGGCACTCCTGAATCACCCGGGGTTTGCTTGGTATGAGAATGCCTATCGTACCCAGGCAGGCATCCCCAGCATCTTTGGCTGATTTGGTGTGGTTTTGGGATAGATACTTACCATGGCTTGAATACTAGCAGGGGTTAAGGCTAGTGCGTCCGTCCGGGACAATACCGGATTGGGGTCCCCAACAAGGAAATTACTATGAACCGTCTCTATCGTATGTCTTGTGGTTGTGTCTACCATTCCAGCAATGGTTACAGCCATATGTGTCCGGGTAAGGCTTATCAGGGTACTCCTAGTAATAAGCTCTCTCCCGTCGAAATCCGACTGCTGAATAAGCATGAGGTCAGTACTACTACTATCGAAGGAGTTGTGTTGTGAAGAATCCTCTGTTTTATGTTACGAACAAATCTGGACAGGATGTCTCTATCATCTGTTGGTCACCCGAGATGGCTACTATCTCAGCAGACCATAACCCTACTGCCGCAGTATCAATTACCAGAGATATGGCTAAGCAGATTGCCGAACATCTGCTTTCCTGGGTTAACGATACTCAGGAATAGTTTTTTGGTTGGCCCTTAAGCGGGCTTAGGAAGTCATGCCGAGTTAGTTAGGCGCCTGACTGTAAATCAGGTAATCCGCATGGATGCTAGGTGCAAATCCTAGGGCTTCCACTATGACATTTTTCGTACTCATCTGTCTTGGTTTCTCTCTAATCGGTTTTGCATCAGAAAGAATGGAGAAATAGTATGAAGGTTTCAATCGAGATTGAGGATATCCACGCTGAGACTGTGGTTATCAAGTGTAGTAAAGCTGAGTATGCTGCTATGAAATACTACGCAGAATACTACTCCACCGTCGAGCGCATGCGCCGCGGCATCCTCTACACCGCCGCCGACAGATTTCCTGGTGATTCTAAGTTGTTTAATTTTAGCAAGGAATTCCAGGACAAACTCTTTCGCTAACTGATTTTCCTACTGTATAGCACATAACAGTAGGTTTGGCCTGTACGTCGAATGGATAGACATTGCCCCTACAAGGCAACGCTAGTAGGTTCGATTCCTACACAGGCTACTAAAAACCTTGGGTCTAAGAGCTTACACGCGAGACACCGATATTGTGGTGTAAGATGACCTAAGGTAATTCGGTTTATGCCCTCATAGTCTATGGGTTTAGGACGACAGCCTTTCAAGCTGTAGGACGGAGTTCAAGTCTCCGTGAGGGTACTTAGTATAAAGCTTCCATAACTCAATGGTAGAGTACTTGCCTTTTAAGCAATGAAGTGTAGGTTCGAGTCCTACTGGAAGCACGTATGATTAAAGATTTTGAATATTCAACTGGTAGAAATAACTTCACAAAGAAGTACTGTGATATTGGTCCTTATCCTCATTATGGACCTAAGCCTATAGCTCCACATGCTTTGCATGGAGGTGTGATATTTTTACCAGATAGCTCTGTTCCTAATGGTTTGGCTATGTGTTACCGAGACTTTCCAATAACGGAGTTTATTGAGGTATGCTGGTCTACCGAGTAGAGAATAAACACGGTGAGGGTCCTTACGTGAGTGGGGCTGCACGGCTACTATATTCACATGACTGTTCTGACTCCCATCCTGCTATCTATAGAGACGGAGTAGATATGTATGGGCGGGATGTAAGGTGCGGTTGTGTTAGTCTAGAAGCACTAGAGAATTGGTTTGGTGAATACCTACCATCACTGAGAAATATGGGTTACTCTGTTGTAGAGTACTCTGTACTAGATAGTAAGGTACTAGTTGGTAAGAGTGGTGTGCAGTGTGCTTTCGATAGACACTACGCATCTAAGGTTTTAGATGAGTAAAAGAATAGAGATAGAGGGTAAGTTCTACCGATATCGTCGAGGTAAGTTGGTAGAGATTCCTCCTGAGTGGGTAGGGGTAGTTACCACTCCTCAGACTATCGCTAAACGTAACCCAATCTCTAGGCGTACTCGTTCTTCTAAAAAGAAGATTGACAGAACGTAACATAGAAAGGCGGGTGAGTACTTTCTGATACTGTAAGCTTCCCCGTAAGGGGACCAGGCCCTATAGTGTAATGAAGCACCGCACGGCTTATACCCGTGATATCGCTAGATTGGCGACGTGTGTTGGTTCAAGTCCAACTAGGGCTACTAATCTGTTCTCAACTTAACAAATGGAGGACACAATGGCTACGCTCAGGTTTTCTAAGCATGAACTCTACACTCTCCTGGAGGATAATGCAGGTTACTGTCATTATTGCCAGGATATCACCGAGGAGTCTGGTATCGAACCGGATGCTGAAGAATATATGTGTGAAGCCTGTGATACTGACAATCTCTACGGAATCGAAACTGCTATGATTCGTGGGTGGGTTGAGCAGTCCGAAGTTGACGAGTATAAGGATTAACCGTGAAGGTTACCTATCGTAAGCAATTCTCGGATTCTGGAATTTGGCTTAAGGAATATAATACTCACGACTCTCTGGTAACCGTAGACTTTACGATGGCAGAATTCGAGATGTTAGGTCATTTTGCAGACAAATATGTAAGTATGGTAGCTGGTATGGATAATCCAGAACTGTTCTCTGCATTGCAGTCTGCTGCCAGATTTACCTATAAATCTGGGTATATGCGTCGTATAGTGTTTGACGATGTTTGGCAGAATAAACTTTTCAGTATGAAGGATTAGAACATGAGTGACACAAAGAAGCGTGGCCCTGGTCGTAATAAGTCTCGTGTTAAGAAGCGTGAATACCAGGCTCATTGTCGGGTAATGCGTACTTCTGGGCATGTAACGGGGCCTGATGGTGGTTGGACCACTAATAAGTCCGTACTTGTCTCGGATGTTGAAGCACGATTCAAGATGACTACTCTCAAGTAGGATTAAGACTATATGAAGATTACAAGAAATGTACCTAAGCCTCAGCCTGTGACTGTTACTCTGGAGATTACGCTTGATGAGCTTATTGCTCTAAAGACGTATGCAGGGTATTACGCTCGCCACGCGTTCGCCTTCGATCGCGCCGCCGCCAAAAGGTTCGCTAATTCCATATCAGAGAAGTCATATAGTTGGGGAGATACTGACGCTCTGTTTCGATAGTAACTGCCCCTATAGGTTGTAGCAACATACAGCCTAACACGTATCCTTAGCTCAGATGGATAGAGCATCGGCCTTCTAAGCCGAGGGTCATAGGTTCGAGTCCTATAGGATACACTGAGGAATAATCATGCTTTCTAGCCAATATCTCAAGAATAATGGTTATCCTAAACTTGGTCGCCTTATCTGTAAGAAAGGTGATGTTAACGTATATGAATATGGTTCTCATAACGTAATCAGAGTTTACAAGTCTAATAGTGACAGAACTCTACAGATGGACTTTGAACTCTCTAGTTACTTAAAGGATAATCGTGTAGACCAGGTTACTCCAATTAAAGATACTAGAATCATAACCAAGTCTGGGAATAAATACTTAATCATCAAAATGAGAAAGTATATTCCTAGTAATGGTAGAATCCGGCCTACTATTAACTATGGTGTCACCATTACCACAGATAATTATGAGCATTCACCGTTCTGGGATGTTCACAATGGTAATTACGGTCTAGATACTAGAACTAGAAAGCCTGTAGTCTATGATATCTGGAATGGTGTAGGTGGTGGCAGAAATCCTAAGAACTACAGAAGTAGTCCTGGGCCTCTGATTACCAAGAAAACTCTCCGTAAGATTGAGAGAATGAAGAAGGAATTGGAGACTCTTTATGGAGATAAAATTGGCTGTAAAGATTGCTTCTGGGATGCTCAAGGATTTTTGAGGGGTGAGCGCAGGTGGGATAAGAAATTTGAGAAGTTATACAGTTTCTATCCTAAGTACTGGAAGTGTAAACTTAAAAACCACCCCTAATTTCCTCAGGTGGGCATAGCGTCGCCCGGAAACACTTGCACGAACAAGTATCAACCAATGACTCTAGCTTCCCGGTTAGAGTCAACCTGAGGTTTGGCCGTATAGCCCAATGGTAGAGGCAACTGCCTTAAAAGCAGCAAAGTGTCGGTTCGAGTCCGACTATGGCTACTTTACGGTTACGTTAAAATATGATTGGTTACTACAGGTTACGTAGCCCAACGGTAGAGGCAGTGGTCTTAGAAGCCACTCAGTGTCAGTTCGAGTCTGACCGTAACCACGGAGTCTTAAATATGAAATTCGATTGCCCTAAGTGTGGAACTGTAGGTGCTGGAGTTCTACTATTTAACTTGGTGGCTCCATGTGATAGGTGTAGTGGGATAGTTACTACTAAGCCCAGAAAATCTGGGTTGGAAGTAATGACCATCGAGGAAATGTCTAAACTAGAACCTAAACCTTGGGGGTATGCTTGGTTTGGAATAGATGAGAAAAAGGAATTTGTTGATAGTTGTTTACAAGATGAACTAAGAACAGATGATATACACTGGTCGTATACAGAGTATACACATGGTGTAACTTTAAATCGTCTTAACTATCCTAATACTTATGTAATCGTAATGTGGGAAAAGGATAAAAAGTAATGCTGCGTCTAGCTAATATATCTGATTTGTTCCATGGTCGTAGAGTTATTGCTTGTCATAACCTTGCTACTGCTGAATACTATATCAAGCATCCTGATAGGTTGGATGATTCGGATTGGGAAGAGTGGGAGGATACTCAGGGTAATTATTTCATCGTCAATGATGAGGCAGGGTATAACTGATGTCTACTATTACTGTTTGGAAGAAGGCGCTGCGTTGTACGGATGCTAAGCGTGGTACTTGGGAGTTCGTAATTATCGAAGCTATCTGTGATGAGGATAAGCTTCTAAAATTCCCAGCGCAGGGCAATAAGTGTAGAGTCCCGGAGGTTACTGTAGTTAGTATCACTACATACGAATCTATAGAACTAGGGGGTTATGCTAGGTTGGCTATGTTGGACAACTGGTTGTATTCCAAAGAATACAGAACTGGTGAAGTTATCTCCTGGTATAACCACTGGACTACCTGGCAAGTTGGTAAAACTGTAAAGGCTGATGCGTGGTATCCTTCTTATTCTGATATTCAATGCCACCATGGAATCCATGTATTTTTGACTCGTGAACAGGCTGAGAACTACGCTTTCTAATTATGCGACCTAACCTAAAAGATGTCATTGCTCTAGTAAAGAATACTGGCAAGGATGTTGTCTATTTTACGATGCATCTGGGAGTGTTTGAGTTATCAGTCATTCCAAAGAAGGATGCTGTCGAAGTACGAGTTGGCTCTAACATACGTAAGAGCGTAAAGAAAGGATTGGACGAGCTTGAACTACGAGAGATTGAGTCTAGAAAAACTGCTAGAGAGTTTGCTGGGACTAGAGGTAAAGATAACTCAGAAGGAGACTGGGGTAGCCCAGACTGAATATTCTGAGAACCTACTAAACTTCGCTATGCAGCGTTCAGTAGAGTTGAAGGATTTAACTCCTATTGTAACTACTACTGCTGCTATGTGTAGAGCCCTAACTAAACCAGTGGAATTTGAAGTTAATGACTTCCTGGTACAGATTAATACTCCAAACAGGATAATCACTATCTAGAGCCCTGTTTAATTTAGGACTTAATATGACCCTATGGATGCTTGTATTTCTTTTAACAACCGCACTTGTAACCATAGTTGCAGGTGTATTCGCTATGGAGCTTGAGAATGCTTAGTATTTGGCTACTTAATATTTCTACTCTTCTTATTTGTCTGAATCTATACCTAACTAATCGGCGTATTACTAAGTTGGAGAATCGCAATGTTTAAGTTTGATTTTGAGATGACTAACCGTTCTGGTGAGAAGATTTCGATTGCTAATGTCGGAACGTTCATGAAGCGTGAGGGTGACACTAGAGTTACGATTGTTCTGACCGATGAGTGGTCAAACAATGGTGCTGCTATCACGCTACAACAGAACCAGTTGCAGGATGTTATTGCTGCTCTACAGGGGTTGGTAAAGTGAGTGGTAATACCTCTGAATGGACCGTGCAGACTGTCCGTGTACATGCAGTAGAGAAGCACCCTAACGCGGATAAGCTGGACCTGATTACTATCGGCCTAGAGCATCCGTGGCACTACGTAATCGTAGACCAGCGAGGAGCCCGTAAGGTAGGGGACCTGGTTACCTACGTCTCTGTGGGCTCGTTGGTGCCACTGAATGACGACCGCTGGGCCTTTCTACGCCCTAGGGCTCTCAATAAGAGTCAGTATAGAATCCGAGCCATGAGCCTGCGCGGGGTCAAGAGCCAGGGTATCATCACTGATTATGTCCCTGGTACTAAGCTTGGGGATGACGTTGCTGAGACTCTAAGGATTGAGAAGTGGCTTAACCCTGATGAGGAAGTACGGTTGCCTACGCTACCCAAGCGGTATGGTTTCTTCCGTAGACTGCTGTCTAGACTATTCCGTAGCCAGGCTGAGAAGCTATCTGAGAAGATTCCTGAGTACTCCGTGCTTAATCTCCGTAAGGTAGATTGGGTATTCAAGGAGGGTGAGGAAGTAATCTACACCGAGAAGATTCACGGAACTAACGTGAGGTTTGGAAAAGTAAATGGTAGACTTGTTGTTGGTTCTCATCGTCGCATTGTGTCTGATAATCGGAACTGGATTGATAAGCTATTGCGTCGTGGAGTGCCGGGTGCCGGCTATTATGGGGAGAATCTGTATGTCTCCACTGTTGCAGCGCACGTCCACCTTGATGAGTTAGAGGAAGGTATTATCTACTATGGTGAGATTTTCGGTCTAACTCAGAATGGTAAGAAGATTCAGGACCTTACTTATAATCAGGTTGGTGCTGCACTACGAATCTTTCCTAGTTGTTATAACCTCAAGACTAGAGAATGGCAGTTTGCTGATTACCGTGTGGCTCCGTTCGTGCCTAATATTTGGCTATCATACTACACTAAAGAACAGGATAGATATAAATTAGAAACTGTAGTTGAACTAGCAGAACAGGATAGTTCATTCTCTGATGACTCTAGTAGTCTTATTCGAGAAGGTGTTGTAGTCCATAGTGCTATTCGACCTGGAGTAGCTGCTAAGTATGTCTCTCACCGCTATATGGAGCGTTGATATGTCTAGTAAGAATGGTACATACAAGACCTTTAAGGTTACTGATGCTTGGCTTGAGAGCCTTAATGCATGTTATAGAGGTCGAAAGTGGTTTAAGGCTACGTTCCCGAAGGGCGTTGTTATCAGTAACTCTCAGGAGGAAATGTGCGAGCTTGTAAGCGAAATTGATGAGGGAGATTATAGTCAGACGTATGGGTTTTTGGGGTGGTTTGCTCTTAAAATCAATAACCTATCCTTTACTGATTATCATCCAATACACATTAACGACGTAGAGCTTATTGGTCTACTAATCTCTGAGGCTAAGGTATTTCTATGAACCTAACTATTGTTGCAGGTGCTCCTGGTACTGGTAAGACTTTCCTGTCTGACAGACTTGAAGCCTATACCAGAATCAATTCTGATGATTATAAGGATGTTCCTTGGGAGGCTCAGTCGGTTGTTCTAGCTACGCTGATTAAAGAGAATGGCCACTGTAGTCTATTGGTAGAGGGTCTATGTGCTCTACGGGGACTGCGTAAGGCTATCGACTTCGGCTGGGTTACCTCGGAGGATACTGTTACGGTATTCATGATGAAGTCTATCCGGAGTGCCCCCAGATATGATGAGCGTCAGGCTAAGGCTCAGCAGACTATCCTAGCTACTATTCTTGAGAAGCTGCCTACGGTTGTTGTCTATGACCTAATCGAAGGGAATCCACAGTGACTATGACCGAAGCTCAAACTAAGCTGTTTAATGATCTCAACAATTCACTATTCCAGGTTGCGTCTCGTAACCCGGATTGTACTGGAGGGGACTTTCTAGCCCTGCTAATTAGTTCAACTATAGCATTCGCTCAACTTACTGATTCCCTAGAAGTTGCAGATACCGTCTGGGTTCAGATGATGGAGAAAGTCTGTGCTAGTAATAGGCTCAGTAGCACTAAGTAAATACATTCCTGGCCTTACCTTCCGAGACATCGATGTCCTGTGTAAGCCTGGTCAGTGGGCAACATGGCCTAATGGAACGCCTCAGTTCAACGGGGTACCCCTTGAGGTGACCATAGCCGCTCCTGGTAGCACCGACGAGTACCTAGTCAACACGTATGAGGGCATCGCTCCCTTCGATGTTCTCTACTGGCTCAAGATGTCCCACCGCTTTAAGAAGAACTCTCCACACTTCTTAAAGACCATGCGTGATATTCAGTTGATGCGTGTTGTATCCGGAGAGTTCGGTAAAGAGCCTACGTGGTTTAAACAGCGTGAGGCTGAAACCTATACTGCTACTCCTAAGCTCAACGTATCTAAGTCTGAGTTCTTCGATGTAGAAAAGACTGGAGTCATACAGCACTATGACCATGATTGGTTACATACTGTGGTTGCTAGAGTGGTCAATGGAACAACTACTCCTAGTTATACTCTCTATATGAAGGATGGGGCTGCTGTAGCCTGCGATAGAGATAAGTTTTTCTCTCTCCCTGCACTGACTCGTCTACACGGAGTCATCGAAGAAAGCATGGTTCTGGCGCTAGAGCGTAGCCTGATTCCTCAGTGGATTAATTTCAAACCAGAATGGGATGGGGAGAAGGTGTATAGATACGCACTACAGAAGGTCTGTACCTCTATCACTGGAGGCTGGTTCCGTGAGTATGCTTGGGAGAATTATGATAGAGCAGTCTGGAATTGTCCTGAGGACTACTGGACTAAGTGTCTGAGTATTATCACTAGAGAAGGTAAGAGGTTAGTATGACTAAGTTTACTGATGAGTTTAATGCACTAGTTAAGCAGCTTGAAGAACTCTGTAAGCGAGAAGGTGTAGACTTCTTAGGTAAGCAGCTTGACGAGTATGGTCCTAACACTCAAGAGGTAATACTTATCACTACTGAATGGCAGGATAGTGGTTGTTCTTTTGAGTATGAAACTGATTACTGGCAGTCTAGTAGGTGTTAGTACATAGTAGATAACTATTTCATAATTATGAAAAAGGACCCCTTGACAGCCTCCGTTTCGTGGTTATTATGTAAGGGAGGTGTTGGGGGAGGGGCTGAGAGAGCATCACCGGGGCATCAACCCGAGCCGATTGAGGCGAGGGAGAGCGAAGCGAACATCAGTCAGGTAATGCAGAGGACAGAATGCAATACTGTGATAGCAGATGCCAATGGTGTGCTAGGCAATTCTGGAATTGGGTTAAGACTCGTGAAGCTATGATGTCCAAGCCTCATATCAAGAAGCATAACCCAGCATTCAACAGCAACATCATTACGTCTCGGTTGAAGGAAGGTAGCCGTGTGCAGTATGGCTTGTACACTGGAACTGTCAGACACCTATCTCCCTATCGAGGTGTAGATGGTATGCACTGGTGTAGGGTTGAGTCTGAATTATACGGAACTAGATGGTACTGGACTGTTCCAGTAGAGGAATTAAAGAATATATGAGTAGAAATTCAAGTTTTAAAGATGAACTAACTGCGCTATTCAAGAAGCACGGTATTACCTCCACTAGTATGTTATGCTATAACGACCCTGATGAGGTTGCTAAGTATAACGAAGAGCTAAGAGTCTATAACGAGCAGCTTGATTCGTGGAAGACTAAATATAGCGAGTGGATTAAGGCTAATCCTGAGGTTCCACGACCTAGTAGGTATATCGGTTACGGCGCTGGTGCTAGAGCAAACCGAAACTATGATAGAGAGCTTAACGCATACAATGACTGGGAAACCAAGATGGAAGCTGAGATTGGGCCTGAGCCTCAGGAACCTGACTATGATTTAGTTAAAGAAGAATATGATGAAGAGTACACGCCTGGTGTATGGTATTCTAGTAGATGTTAGTATTTTGGGTTGGCTATTCCCTAAACTAATGGTTAGGTTGTTACTCCGTAAAAGTAACTGGTAGATGCTGAATCCATACCGGGCCAGTAAATATTCTAGATAAAGTAGTAACAACGGCGGTACACAGCGGCTATATAGTACATCGGGTGATGTAGCCTGGGGAAACTGGGAAAGGTTGGTTCGAGTCCAGCATATAGCACAGGTTGACAGTAATCAGTCTGTACCTCTTTCGCACTTAGAGAAACCCGTGTGGCCTGTCTTTGGTAAAGTGCAATCGCAAGCATGGTATATTAGTAGTACCTCAGGTTTCCACCCTGATGATGCTGGTGCGATTCCAGTTGCTTGCTCGACGGGCAGATTAGCTATCTGCTACTGTGATACTTCTACAAACAGCAGGAAGAGAAGCCGGGTTGCTCTGGCATAGTTAGTAGAAAGCGGTTGCCTAGAACCGTGCGAGGTGTATAAACTGGAGCACAGTCAACGCGATGAAGGTCTACACCCTAGGACTGGAGAAGTGGCAGAGTGGTTTATTGCAGCGGTCTTGAAAACCGTCACCCCGCTTAGGGGTCGTGGGTTCGAATCCTACCTTCTCCGCGATGAATACAACTGAACAACTTGAAGGCAAGTGGATTAACAACTCCCCTAAGTCAAAGCGTGACTTGAAGCGTGCTCTAAGGCGTGCTCGTCGCAGGGATTGGCGTAGGTTAGGGGAAGATGCACCTAGACGCAACACGAAAGGCTGGTCTGATTGACTCAACTTCTTCTATTCAAAGAACCATACTGGTTTAATTCTATCCCAGTCTGGAGTAAAGACTATCCTTGGTGGGGCTGGAGATAGTAATGCTAGATAATTCAAAACTAATACGAGCCGTGGCATGAAAACATGGACAGGAACAATTAAGGATGGATATTATGTACTACACTGTAGGTACTGATTTTGAAGTGCAGATTATTGCTGAGTCTAAAGAATGTGGATTACCATCATTTAAATCATTCGATGACGCGGTAGACTATATTAAGAGTATTCAACATCTGTATACCGAGCATCTTAATATTTATAAGATGGTTCCAGTAGCAACCTATAGAGGAAAGGCAGTTTAATGAGTGATGATGAATACAAGTATAGTGTGAGTAATGCATTCAAAGAACTAAGTGACCTACTCTTTATAGTCTATAAAGATATAGAAGAGGTAAACTGTGACGCTACAACTGTGTGGTTAAATACTAACCAATCACTCTCTTATTCTAGAGAAACTAAGAAGTGGAACCTAGTAGATACGAAAGTTGAATAATTATGACATTCGATGATTTACCGATTGGTACACAGTTTGTTAATGATAGAGAGATAGAGTTGTTTGAAACCGGTTGGGGTGCTGTTTTAACGAAAGTATCTTCCACTGAGTATTCACATAACTTCTTTGATGGTGCTAGTGGTTCTGGATACACTGGTAACTATGCTAAGTATTTTTGTATTATTGGTAATGACGTATACCCAGTACTACTAGAGGATGAACCAGCATGATGAAGTTTGAATTCAAGCCAACTAATGATGATGATGTAGTTGAGACTGTGAAGTTTACTCGTAAGGAACTGCGGGCTATTGCTACTATGGCTAGTTATTATGCCGGCGCCGCCGCGATCAGCACGTCCAGATACAGTGCAGCCACTAGGCTTACTAAAGCTATAGACAAGAAAGACTTAGGAGACTGGTCTAGTCTATTCCTGGAGAATCATTGATACCTACTAATCCCGAGGATTGGAACGATTGGGGTAAGTGGAATTATCCTGATTATCAAATTTCAAATACTCCATATAAAATATTCTCTCCAAATTCGTGGGAAGAACTGTACAACTACTATAAAAAGGAAGATATGCCAGAACCTAAGAAGATTTACACTGACTTAATCGCGCTACGTAAGAAGATTGGTGGGCTCAAGGCTGAGAAGAAGGGTGGAGTAATGTTCCCCGTCAAGTCAGCTAAAGACCTCATGGACAAGCTGCGTAGAGCCGCTGATGAACTAAACATGCCGATGGCTGGTGCTCCGGTTGCTATGGAGTTTGCAGACCGTGCCACCGACAAGGGTACCATCGTAACCTGCAAGACCACCGTACGCTTCATGAGTGATGACGGCTCTTATGTTGACTTCACGGGCTTTGGGCAAGGTGGGGATACCCAGGACAAGGCTGGGGGTAAGGCGTCTACCTACGCGTGGAAGGATGCGGTAGTGAAGCCACTGAGCCTCCCCGACGCTGATATGGTAGATACTGATGACGAGCAGTTTCCGCTAGAGAAGCCTGAGCCAGTCAAGGAAGTAGCCCGCCCGCTGCGTAAGGTTATCGATATGTTCCAGACTGCTACTACCAAGGCTGACCTAGAAGCTGCGCGGAATGAGGTGAAGAAGTATCCTAACTGGAGCCCTGAGGAACGTACTCAGTTGAATAATGAGAACGAGAAGGCTAAGGGGAGAGTCAAGTGAAGAAGATTATCAAGGAAGAGAGTATTTACACCCCAGGTCAGGTAACGCTGGTGTTGTCATTTGCTGAGTGGCAAGCTATAAAGGGGTTTGCTTCTACTATTACTACTAACGGTATTACTGGAGTTTCAGCAACGAAAGCCAGATACGCTGCTACAAGACTAGCAAATGGCTCTAAGTACTACAATGATTTAGACCTAGATTGGTCTAGACTATTTCACGAGGACCCATGATTAAAGTAATCAAAGAAGAACCAGCAGAACCACTTGTAACCATTACTACTACCCAGTATGGTGCTGAGTTTATAGCTTACTGTTTGCGTTGGTATGCAGCCTCACATACTACTCAAGCTGAATCTGAATCTGCCGCGGCTAGAGCAGCCAATGCTTTAAAATGTAAAACATTTGAGTTTAATTCAAATAAAGTTTCAAAGCTATTCCAATGAGGTTTTCTAGCCTAGACCAACTATTCGCTTGTCCTGGCTATACTTCGATAGAGCGCAACGTAGAAGCTGAGGATGAGCAGTTTCCTAATGCACAGGCTTCTCGTTCTTGGGGTACGATGGTGCATACGTGGAAAGAGACTGGCAAAATCCTTCATCCCGAAGGTGACAAGCGGGAAGAGAAGCTGTTTGGTAACCGTATCTGGAAGTCAGTCAAGAATAAACGAGAACACAAGATTCTCAATACTGATTACTGGCCTACGGGTGGTTTTCATGAGTTGAAGATTGCCTACAACTGGCGTGAGCAGTACTCAGAGATTAGCTTCCACGATGAGCCTGAGTTCCACAAGCAGTTCCGAGATGACGATGACTGGATTACGGGTACGGTTGACTTCGTACTGGAGACGGAAGGTAAGCTTAGAGTCTCGGATTTGAAGACTGGTAAGTGGTGGAACAGAACTCCTACTGAGTCCAAGCAAATTATGGGTTATGGTCTTGGAATCTTCGCTAGTCAGTCCTGGCCTGTTTACACTGAGATGGAGCTTGAGGTAGTCCACTGGCCTAAGTATCCTGCGAAGGAACCTCCAAAGGTATCTAGGGAAGATGTTACTACTGATGGGTTAATCCATTTTGGGAAGAAGGTACAGGAAAAGATGGAAGCAAGAGGACAGGAATTTAATCCTTCTGTAGATAATTGTAGATTCTGTCCTGGTAGGTTTAACTGTATGTTTGCTGTAAAGGAAGAGAATACATATGGCATTTGAATTTGATTATGAATACATTGATGGTGATAGACTATCTATAATAGACTGGTCTGTTCCACATGATAAGTTTCTAACTGTTGTCTGTGCTCCAAACGCTGTAAGATTAACTGAGTCTATTGCTAGAGATTTGGCTAACTATCTTCTACGGTGGGCCGACGGTACTAAGGAGTAGTAATGTCTGACTTTGATATTGGAGCTTTGTGGAGGTCTAGTTTTGCAGGAGATACCTTCGCTATTCTGGAAGACTACCCATTTCTAAGATTTGAAACTAACTATGCTGATGGTTGGAACTTTGATAGAGATGAAGTAGTAGAAATAGTTGAAATACTACAAGGGTGGTTAAATGGCAGCACCTAAAATATCCTTTTCTGAGAAAGACTTTCAGACAATCAAGTTGCTAGTTGAAGATGGTAACTTCGATGACCTAAAGGGTATCTACAAGAAGATGCTTACGGCTATGAAGCCTAAGCCTGAGTTCTCATTCGATGATGGTAAGGCCCGTGTTATTGCTAACCAGATACTCGGAGACGATGTATACTTCGCAACTGCATTACCCTCTCAGGTAGTCAAGCATAATAAGTACTTCCGGTCATTCAACGTAACCGATGAAGTATTCACTAAGGCTTGCAAGGTTGCTCAGCGTACTTGGAGAAAGCCTATCTTCTACGATACCCTAGCAATGTCTGCGTATAAGCTAGCAGCCCAGCCACTATTTAACACAGAGCCAGTACAGCCTAAGAATGTATTTGGAACTGGAGATACTGAGGACGAATGAAAACCCTATTCGATGTTATCGAGAGTACCAATGCAAGCCTAATCGATGATTACACGAGACGGGAACTTGGCGAAATCGTAACCTCGAATATTCCTACTGGGATTGACCAGATTGACGAAACTGGCTTGGGAGAACGTGGAATTCTTACTATCATCCAGGCTCATGCTGGTGAGGGTAAGACAACGTGGGCTAGGCTACTCCTAAAGTCAGCAGTAGAATTCGGGTATGACCCTCTATTTTATCCGTTCGAGGACCCTGAGTACCAGATTGGTATTACCTACACCGCTGGCCTCATGGGCGTGTCAGGGTGGGACCTCAAGCGCGGCGTGGTCGAGGGCAACGTCAAAGAACGTATTGAGGCTGCTACCGAGAAGATGCGATGGTCTGACCGGGTGAAGTTGGAGACTGAGAAGGTTCCCTACAAGGACTTGATTAAACAGATTCGCTCTGAGTTTACGTCCAATCCAAGATGTCGTATGGCAGTAGTGGATTACCTCCAGGCTTTCGATGCTGAGGATGATGAAAAATCAGTAGAGCGTATTATTGCTAGACTAACGTGGGAATTGGCTGAGTGTGCTAAGGAGTTCGGAGCTACCATCTATGCCTTTAGCCAGGTTAAGAAAGAGGTCAGGGATAGAGGTAAGGCGATGTTTGATAGATACGTAGCTAACGCGCAGTTCAAGGGTACTGAGCTTAAACCTTCCGAGCATCTCGTCATGGGTTTCAGACCACTCAAGGGAGATGGACAGTGGGCTACGGCTATCTACCACTACTCGAAGGATGTCCGGACTTGGTGGCGTCCTAATAACTGGTTACGTGAGATGGGTTACCAGGATGTCCGTGATAACTATGGTCTATTAGAGATTGTCAAGGCTAACTACGTACCTACTACTTTCAAGCCTGTGAAGCTGGGTTGGGGTAGTCAGGGAATTACTCCTTGGAAGGTAAAATGAGTACTCATTGTATTATCATAAACTGTGGAGATGGTTCGTCTATGCTAACTTTCTTTAACTCAGAAGAGGAAGCTATAGAATATATAGAATCAGAAGAAGGTTCTGATAGATTAGACTGTGATACTGAGATTTATGAGATTGCAAAATTATCAAACTATATGCCTTTAATTAAGTGGCCTTGTGGGCATTGGAGCACATCAAATTGTTGGAGATGTAATTGAATATCGTAATATTCGGAAGTAGAAATCTATTTCCTGATACTCCTACAATATTTAGTGCTATCAAAGCTCTAGGGTATTTAGAGGGAGATATAGATTCAGTTATCTCTGGTATGGCTATTGGAGTGGATACTGCTGCTTTAAGATTTGCAGAGAATTTTGACAAACAGATTATTAAGTTCCCTGCTGACTGGAATAAGCATGGTAAGACTGCTGGGTTTATACGTAACCAACAGATGTGTGATATCGCAGATGCAGCAGTATGCTTCTGGGATGGTAAGTCTAAAGGTACTCAGGACATGATAAAGCGAGTTATTGCTAAGGGTATTCCACTAAGTATCCAAGTTAATACTATTAAGCCTACACAAGTTAAGGAGTATAACGTTGTCGGTATTTGATGAAAATAATGCTAACTGTGGAGCCTGTTCAGACCCAGACTGTCCGTGCTCTTGTTCTTGTGGGGTGTGTCCTGCAAAGGATTACTCGTTCTGGGATGAACCTGATGTAGATGAGCTACAGGAAAATCAGGACTTTGCTCAGGATGACTGTCTCTACGATGCTGGGGACGACTACGGAGATGTGTATGACGACTGAACACCTAGAACACGTATACCAAGTAGTCCAGACTAGTAAGACCAGTGGTAATGTAGCCATGCTAGGTACGTTTGAATGGTCTGCTGATGCTCACGATGTAGCAGAAGTAATGCGTACTGCTGTCGAGAATTCTGAGATTATAGTACAGGTTGTACCAGTATTCAGAAACACTAGAGAGTGGTCGGAAGTATATGCTAACAAACTATTAACCCGTATTTCCGAACCAGATAGAGCAGCCTGATGCCTAATTTTAGAAAGAAAAGCCGATTTGATGAGGGTGATTTACCTCCGGATATCGAGTACCAAGACTGGCGTAAAGAGGATACTAGGATTGTCACGATAGTCCTAGGGGCAGACCAGTACGCAGATGTAGAGCTTAAGCAACTACACCAGCAGTACGATATCGTAGAAGTTCTAATGGGTGGAGCCGCTGCTGACAAAGCTGGTAAACTCATAGTAAGGGTGATGAAACATGCCCGTCGATAGACCTGATTTAAAGTACGCTAATGGTGGTACTGATACTGTAAATTCCCCACCTCACTACTGTATCTCTGTTAGACATAAGCTTGGCAATGCTCAGATTGAGTGTCTGGACGTAATCGAAGCTCTAGGATTAGACAGAGACTTATATTTAGGTAGTGCTTTCCAGTATATCTGGAGAGCTGGTAAGAAGTGGGATAAGATAGAAGACTTAAAGAAAGCTGTCTTCTACATAAACAAGGCAATCGCTAAAGAAGAAGAGGAGCGTCTAAATGAGATACCATTCTGAGGTAAGAAAGTGATTACCAGTGATGATGGTAGACCACTCTACAAGTTCCCGGTAGACGGATATTACGTTGTACCAGGAGATATTCATTTTCCTATTCACAACCCTACTCTTGTTAATCGCTACACTCTGGAAAATATCCCTAAGGGTGCCACGCTATTCCTCCAGGGAGATACTGGGGACCAGGAAGCCTTTAGCCGATTCCCTAAAGACCCAGAGAAGATTGCCAAGAGCCACAGCATTAAGAAAGAGCGGGAACACTGGACTCGCTACCTGGATAGATGGCTTGAGGTCTACGACAAGATTATCATTGGACCCGGCAACCATGAATACCGCTGTCAAAAGCTCGTCTACGGCAATCCAGGCTTCATCGGAATGGGGTGGTGGTGGCCCTACCAGGGCCTATTCGCCGACTCACGAATCACCCTCCTCGATTATGGGTTTCGTGCCTGCATTGGTAAGGTTGTCATTGAGCACGGAGACAAACTCAAAGGTGCAAGTGCCAAGTTTCCTGCGTACGGAGTAGCCGAAGCCGCCAGAGATGGAATGGTTCATGTATTCGGACATACCCATAAGTTTGGTTATGCAGAGTACACTTCCTATGTCCAGGGCAAAGCCAGAACTACCGTAGGTATCAACGTAGGTACACTGGTGGATACTCGTAAGCAGGATTACGCAAATGAGCCTAACTGGCAACCTGGGGCTGTCCATATCAATAACGGAATAGCTTACACTTACTCCGAGGCACGCAGATGAAATACCAGAGCCGTAAGTTTACCTGTGGTCCCGCTACTATCGTAAACGTAGCCAATCTTCTTGGTATTAAAGTATCAGAGGAAGATGCCTGTAAGCATACGGTAGATGGTACCACTGAGAGGCAGATTAAAGATGGATTACAACGACTTGGCTTGGGAATCGAAGTCCACAAAGGAAGAGACTCCTTGGCTGCTATACAGTGGGTTGATACTAGCATTTGTCTGGGTTCTCCTACGATTATTTGCGTAGACAAATGGACACACTGGGTTGCAGTCGTGGGTAAGCTAGGAGGAGATTACCTAGTGATTGACCCAGCCGACCCCGAACTACTTGTGCGATTTACCTCTGCAAAGCTTAGTTCTATCTGGGGTTACAACAAGCGATATTATGGAATCGCAGTAATCAAACGTATAGAGCCAGACCTATGTTCCTAGATACTCCTGACAAGTGGAAAGCACTGGCTACCCGGCTAGAGCGTGAAACTGTCATAGGTGCTGATTCCGAATTTGAGGGGGTAGATTTCGACAACGGAGATAGTTGTGTGAACTTAGCTAAGATAGATGTCTACTCTCTAGCTGTCTTAACACAGAAGTGGCATCCCAGGGGTTATCACGTAGCGCAAGGTTGTGTTCTCCCTGTCGAATCTCTACCTTACCTCAAGCATATTCTTGAGAACCCAAACATCCTCAAGCCTATGCACAACAGTAATGTTGATGTACACGCTTTCTATAATCACGGGATAGATATCAAAGGAGTAGTTAACACACTCTCCCTGGCTAGGTGGATACGTCCTGGTAGAATGACCTACAACCTAGATGACCTTTCCAAAGATTACCTAGGTGCTGGTAAGGCGTATTCATTTAAGGAACTTTTCATAGTTGACAATATTGAGCGGATTAACAAGCCCAAGAAGGTGAAGGCTTGTATGTGTGGGGTCAAGGGTTGCCGAAAGCGTAGTTTCCCAGAGCATCACAAATTCGAGGAGACTATCGATAACTGGGTAGAGCGTAAATCTGGAAAACGAATTATCCCTCTACACACAGTCCGGCCCGGCCATGACCTGTGGGATAAGTATGTCAAGTATGCTCTTACGGATGCCTTAAGGGCCGTAGAACTCTATGATTACCTAGTACGTTTAGGTAATAGAATCGAGGTGGATATACCTTGGTATACACACTAACCCAATCCTACTTTAATCCTGTACGCGGCGTATCCTATCCAGAAGTAGATGCAGCTTATGTCCAGTTAGAAAGGAACGGCTTTGCAGTCGACACGCAGTACTTTAATGAACAAGCAGAAATTGCTAGAAATGACGAGGCAGTACAACTCCGAAATCTTCGCTTGGAAGCTAAGAATTGCTTCGTTGCAGGAACAGATGACTCAGAAATTGATTCAACATGGTCCAGCCCTGTTAAGCTTAAGCGACTTCTGCACGATGACTTGAAACTTGACCCTTCTCCTATCTGGCAAAAGGGAGAGGTTGCACTCTGGAAAGGTGAAGTAAAGACTGATGCTACCGCGCTTAAATACCTTCGCAGCACTAACCTTCAGTATCGTCCTATGCTCGATGGGCTACTTAATCTCAAGAGGATACGTAGCTCCCTTAAATACCTAGAGAAGATTCCTCGCTTTGTCCAGGCGGATGGTTTAATTCATCCTATCTACGGAGCTGGGGATGATAACGATGAGTCCTCTGGTACCAATTCTGGTAGAACTGTGATGAAGAACCCAGAGGGCCAGCAGATTCCTAACTCGAAGGATAAAGACCCCTACGCAATCCGCAAGGGTTTCGTAGCCCCGGAGGGCCAGGTTCTAGTGGTTAGGGATTACTCAGCAATGGAGGCTGTGCTACTCCACGCAATCTGTCTAGAGCTATTCCAGGATGACTCATTAGCAGACGCTAATACTCCAACTTTCCACAACGAAAATGCTCGCAAGGTATTCGGAGAAATCCTAAAGTGGAAACACCCTGAGACTGGTAGGTTACTAAGTGAATATTCATTGGAAGAATACGAAACCGATAAGTATCTCAAAGATAGACGTAGAGATGCGAAAACTGTATTCTACGGGTTACAATTCTGTAAGTCAGTTCGAGGATTCGGTTGGACGCTACTTGATGCATCAGGGAACCCAGTTGGAGAACGTATTGCTGGAGATATTGTCAACGGGTTTATCACGGTACGGCCAGCGATTCGTAAATTCCAAGATTTTGTTAGTGAATATCTACAATCGTTTAGACCAGGTAATCCTAGTTATAGGAGGAGAGTTACACCTGGAGTATCTGATTTCGTGGGACGCAGCAGAAATGTCGTGGACTTACTCGAAGAATACGTTTCCACTGGGCAATGTGACTGGAGATTTAGAAAGGCTTGGCGTCAGTGTTGCAACCATCCTGAGCAGGCTGGAGGGGCGAATATCAAGTCCGCTGCAATCGTCCATTGTCTAAGACAGGGTATTGTGCTACAGAATGAAATCCATGATGAACTAGTCGCACGCTGTAGACCTGGAGAAGCCGAGGAAGTAGACCGTAAGCTTCAGTGGTGTATGGAGGAAACCTTCACGCTCCCAGCAGGAGTAAAGCTACACACGAAGGGCTCAGTTGCGAAGACTTGGTATGATGCTAAATAGGAGATAAAAATGTTCGTAGAAAGTGGTGGTAAGATTTACCAAACTGATTTTGAGTTTGAAGACCTAAAGACATTCTACCAATATGGCCACGGGGCTACGGTAGTCGATAAAATCAATGACGGAGGTATGTTCTTTTGGAAGAATCGTATACAGACCGAACCGAAGATAGCGGGAAGCAATATGGCTCTAGTTCCGATTTACATTCAATCGTTAGTGATGCAGGACTCAGAGCATATAGCTTTACAGTTTCCGAGCAGAAGGATGCTGAGCCTATGAGCATAGTCTATTCCAAGGGAGACTTAATCAATCCTAATACTGGAGAAGTCGTAGGTAAGATTAGACCTACTATTTACGTCAGTGGTCCGATGTTTTCTCAGGGACATCTGATTGAGAATATTCGGATGGCTGCACTAACTGCAAAGGTTGCGTATAACCGAGGCTGGGCTCCAGTAACTCCACACTTTGATATCATGGGACAGCTTGTCACCGGAGAGCTTAGTGCTGATATGTACCTGGATATCGATTTGAGTATTCTGGCTACCTGTAAGGCGTTGGTAGCAGTTAGGAGGGATTGGGATGCGTATACTCGTGATGGAACTAAGACGGGTACTCAGAGGGAAGTGGAACTGGCTGAGTCGCTGGGGATTCCTGTATATTTGACTAGTAGGGAATTACCGTGGCTACAGTAGTGCTACCAGGAGACTTGCTAGTCTATCCTTGGCTCAAAGGTAAACCAGGCCATATCGCTATTGTAGTATCAGGGCTATCCTATGTCTTCGGACCTAAAACCGAAGGAGAGACAGCAGCAGAAGAAGCTCTAAAGTGGATAAACAAAGGTATCTACCATCTAGGAGCTGGAGGTTGGAAGCCCGGTAAAACCACTCCCCTAGATTCTAAGGGTAGGTGTGATTGCTCAGGTTTTGCGTACTCGTGGTGTTATAAGCAGTTACGCTACGATGTGAAGATAGATACGTGGTGGAATACTACCGCTATCTATAACGATGCTATGGGTAAGCAGACTCGGTTTGAACTTATTAAGCCTGACTCTGATATCTCAAAACTAAGTGTAGTTCATTGTCATGGTCCTTCGCCTACTGCTAAGCGACCTAACCCACCCCCAGCAATATCACTAGGAACAGGATTACTATGGAAGAAAAAGAACGGGATAGTGTGCAGGCCCCATTTGACCAACTCTTAAAGGTTATAGAGACTATGTATGAGGAACGAACTGGTCGTACTGGTTCGTTCTGGTACACGGCTCCAGAGACTTCAATGACTAAGAGTTTAGTTATGTTAGTAGTGGAACTAAGAAAAGAACTGAACGAACTAAAGGAGGAACTCAATGTTAAGTGATTATCGTTACCGTAAGGCTCGTGAGATTGTTAAGTCTGCTCGTATCGGAGAGGGTGGAAAGCGTATGCTTTTCTGTGCTCTGAGACAGTACCGTAAGAACCTAGAACCCAGGGCTGAAATTTACCAGGAGACTATCCTGGGTAAGAAGACTGCTTGCCTAGTAGGTGCTGCCCTGGCTGATGTATTCGAGTACCAGCCTAATCCTAATAGGGGTGATTTCTCATGGATTGACGAGGCTGTTTATGAGTTTGGAGTGCGTGATGATTCTGTGGAGAACCTGATTAGTGGATTTGACCACAATCCTCAGGATAGAATGTACGACAGAAGCCGTTATGCTATCGTTGGTCAGCGTCTACGGAAGTTTCTAATTGGCGATTAACGAATGCTGTACGTGGGTTAGACCTACAAAGCAGTTGTCTCTGTGGTACTGTACTAGGTGCTGTACTGTTCCGTGGAATCTAGAATTTAAAGCACCGCCTCCAGTTATAGTAGGTACTCCTGAAAGCTGGCGTAGAATGATAGGAAATCTATATGCTAACTGATTTAGATAAAGAAATAGTAGACAAGATAGAACAAGCTATTCGGCTGGGATTCCAGATTGCTAAGGATTACTCAGATATTGATTACACGTACGAAGATAGTTACGATGGTGAAGTAGAGCGTAGATATTACATAGAGTTCTCAGATGCAGGGAGAGCACTAGAGAATAGGATTACGGAAATGAGAGAAGCCGCGCTCGGTCAAGAGGCGGCCTAGTGTTGACTGGATTTTTAATTGGTGTACTTGTGTGCCTGTGGGCTATACTTCTACAGGGCTTTAACGATGCAGTTTAACAAGTCAGAAGTACTGCTACTACTCGAAGATGCCATGAAGGCTGGATTCTCAGTAGCAGAGCCCTATATTGATTCAGGTTATGCCTTTGCTAAAATAGCTCTAGAAGGTAAACTAAAACAATTACAGGGCTGCTGGAATACTGTACTAGATTCGTTTGAGACTACTTCTTAGCAAGTAGTTGTAGGAATTCCTCAATCGGAACCTGATACTTGCTTAGGAACTCGACAACATCATCGTCAACCTTAGTCTTGGTCTTGGGAGCAAGAACCTTAAGGCCAGCAACAGCACCAACAAGGAGCGCGAGTAGAACGTAAATGAGAAGCATATTTAAACCTCCGGAGTCATTGAAAGATTGTATAAGTTTTAAGCCGGTCTACACCGACTCGGAAATAGATGGATTAGTAGTTGCGAAAATGTGGAATGCTTGGTACAACGCAGGGAACCCTCAAGGGGACGAACTGCAACGAGTATTCATTGATAATCAACCTCTTGGTTACTGGTTAAACCTCCTAAAAGAAAGAAGTGCGTAATATGGCTGACAAGGATAACTCTGGTGTTCTGTTCACTGTTAATGAGAAGACTAACGAGCGTGGTCCGGACCGTACTGGTTCGCTAACTCTCTCGGCTGATATCGTCAAGGAACTAGCTGCACTAGTGAAGGCTGGTAAGCCTGCTAAGCTCTCGCTATCGGCTTGGAACAACGTGGGTCAGACTTCCGGTAAGCCCTACCTGGGCCTCAAGACGAAGGTCTACGTAGAGAAGGCTAAGGATGATGAAGGAGATGGGCTTTTTTCTAAGTAAGCTCTAATACTTTTAATTACCTCAGGGAGCGAATTAGCGACCTGATGGTTCTTAAATCTAAGAATGTGTAAACCTTTGGCCTCCAGTAGCTTCGTGCGCTGGAGGTCTTTTTTTATCTTATCTGGCTTATCATGCGAGGGGTCATCAATTTCAACAATCAGATTGTGGTCTGGGAAATAGAAATCAGCGAATGCCCGCTGTCCGATAAATGGATGTTGAGTTCTATATCTGACTCCTAGTTTACAGACCTCTGCTTCCATGGCCTGCTCCATTGGAGTCTGCTCAGTATACAACCGATACCAGTAAGAAAGTAAGATGTTAGCCACCGATTTTGCCAATCTCTAGGTTAACCTTAGACCAATCTACCTTCTTGAGTGAGTCCCCACCCCCAAGCTCTACGAATTCTACGTAAGGACAAGTCTTTAGAAGAATCTGCTGACGGTCAACTGAGCCAAGGTATAAATCAATCCAGCCTGCTACTTCGATAGGTAGAGCAATCCACTCGTGCTGTTTATCATCCTTGAGAACTACAACATCAGTCTCTCCGATATCAAGCTTAGGAGGAAGTGCCCAAATCTTACAGGGAGTTGGCTTTACTGGCTTTGAGTCTCGCACGCAGGCGGTTAGCAACATCAAGGGCAGAAGGATTCTTATTATTGAGGTACTCATCTCTAGCCTTTTTTTCCTCATTCTCAAATGCTTTTTCTAATTTCTTAACTCGTTCAGTTTCTAGTTTATGTAAATTCTGGTACAAGTCAAGGTCATTCTTAATTAAGTCTCGGTCAGCTCTTAGATATCGAATATAAAAAACTAGAACTAACCCAATAATTCCACTTACTAAGTAAACGTAGACCATATTAAGCCTCCAGTTTAGTAATCCGCTTCTCGTGGTCTTCAAGCATACCTAGAAAAGCACTCTTTAATTCTCGTACTTCCTTTAGAGCTTTATGTCCAAAATTAGCATCAACAAGTATCTTTAAAGCAAATAGAATCAGCACAGACGTAGTTAGCATAGTATCTCCTAAAGATTAGCACCTAGGCCAACAGTGATTGGCCAGTAGTGGGCGGTTCGGTCTTAGCAGGCCGTCCGCCTTTTTGCGTTTGGCCTCCCATCTCCTGACGCTTAGCCCGTTCGCGCTCACCAGCAGCAGCGTACACTGCCTGGGTTTGAGCCATCGAGCGAGGAGACATCGAGCTATGGAAGGGAATACCAGTTACTGTAGAGTAATAGTTCTGTTCTTCATAGGACATATCATTAATCTTACCAGTCTGTACTAAATTATCCATAATTCCAACAACAAATTCTTGCTGTTGTGCAGGCCACAATGCTTTGTATGCTTTAATAGTAAACATATCCGCATTACCAGAAGCAATGTGTTCAGCGGTGGCTACGGGGTCGTGTGCTACTGCGAATACCTTACCAGTTTGAATCTTCTGAACCGGGTCTAGGTCCCATAGTGACTTACCTGAACTAAAGGCTAGGCCGGGGTCTTTAGGAAGTAGCGATTGTAGCGTCTTAGCAAAGTTATCCACGGTATCAATGAAAGCCTTGACGAATTCAGGGTGGTCCATAGCTAGGTCTTCAACAGCAGAGAAAGCCTTATCTCTAGCCGTAGGTACAAAATTGTTAACCTCATCGATACGAGCCTTAGCATCAGGCTTGGTATCCTCAGTCCCATCTAGACGCGTGGTGAGGCGTCCAAAGGCTCCATAGGTCTTGCTTAGGCCCTTCCCGATGCTTGGAGCAGCCCTCCTAGCGGCTTGGGAAATCCTACCTACAGTAGAAGTACGGCTTCCTGCAACCGTAGAACCAAACATTCCTCCGATAAGCATATCCGTAGCAGAACCTCCAGCCTCGAACGCTACAGCAGAACCAAGTGCTCCTAGGCCAATCTTTCTAGCCATCGATGAGCTAACTCTACGACCAGCAGATTCAGCCGCTCGCTTCCAGAATCCGTGAACCTTCTTTCTGGGTACTCCAGCCCGTACCATATCCGAAGCTACTACATCTCCGGTATTAATATCCGTTAGATTAATGTCCAGATTACCAGGGGTTAAATCAAGCTTAGGTTCATAGAAAGCTTTAACAGGATTCTGCTTAGCAATTAGAGCATCTTCTGGTGATACTGCTGCACTAATTGGTGCTCCCTTAACAGGCCCAGCACTACCTCCAAGCTCAGTCTTTAATACTGACTCATCAACACTAGGTTCAAGGTTAAGTCTAACTCTTTCTACTGCACGATTCTCATTCTTGAAGAAACCTGGACTCTTACTAGACTCCCAGATAGTACGAGCTTTGTTACCAGCACTACCATCAGCAGATAGCCCCATATGCTCAAGAGTAGTATCCAAATCTCTAGTAATAGCAGAGAACTCAGTATTCTCTCCAATTACGTCAAGAGCAGCAAATAGCTTCTCAGCTTTTGCAGCCCTGAGCTTACGAAAGTCCTCTACCTTGTCAGGGAAATCCTTAAGAATGCTAGCAGCTTCTTTAAGTTTAATTAGTTCCTTAGCACTATTACCAGCTTTCTTGAATCCCTCAATCTGGCTAATAAATCCCTGCTTTCTAGCCGGGTCTAGTGGTTTGCCTAGTTGATTCTCTAGAGTACTAATATAGTCAGTTAAAGCTTCATCGATACCATCAGGATTTCTAGTCTTGATAGCTCTTTTTAACTTAGCAACAGGATTCTTAAACTCAGCCTTGTTAATACCCTTGATACCCTCTACCTTAGAAGTAAAAGTAGAAATGTCCCCCTCCAACTGGCTAAACGTAGAACTAGCTTCTTGTAGATGTTTGTCTACAAGCTTAGAGGCTTCATCAATATTCTTGATAGGAGTATCTAGAGACTTACGTACATTACCGAAAGATTCGATAGGCTGAAATACTGCTTCTTCAACACTGTCGGTTACACGCTCTACAGCATAAGGCTTATCCTGCGGAACAGCTTTCCACATTGGAACATCCTCTACCTTATCCTTAGGTAGAGACTTGTAAAACTCATCCAGCGTATCAGCTTCTCTAGATGCAGCCGTAGTAATATTGTCAGCAGCATCATCTAGGCGTTCTACAGCCGGCTTAACTTTACCTAGCCGTGAAGCTACTCCACCAACCCCACCTCCGATAAGTCCTCCAATACCTCCAGAGCTTAGCACTGACTCAATAGTAAGAGGGTCATCGTTGAGCTTAGCTTGGGTAATAGCCGCTCCCATTCCACCTACAGTGCCCTCAAATGCTCCAGCAGCTACAGCACCTCTGGTACCCCCAATAGCACTCTCAATCGCTCTACCACCTCTAGCAACTAGACCAGCAGGAGTAACCGATAGTGCAGCCTTGCCTACTCCAGCAGCTTCCCTTAGAGCTAGTTTACCACCAATCTCAGCAGCAGATACCTCAGCACTAGCACCACCAGTAGCAATAGTTGGAATTATAGCCCCTAAGATTTCAGTACCTATACGAGTACCAGGATTGTATTTAGCTCTAAGTTGAGATTCTTCATCTGCTCGTAAATCAGATAGCCCAAAAGATAGACCTGAGGCTAACCCTTCCGTAGCAGTAAGAATTTTACTACCTAACCCCGAAAACTGTTCCTTATTTAAGTTTTCAGTAATCTTAGCAGCAGTTTCCTCTGTACTCTCAGGAGTATAACCTAGCTTAGATAAAGACTTAGCATCAGTCTCGTCTGCAACTATACTAGAGCCGTCAGGTCTTTTTAATACAATCTTTCTGCCCATTACTTAATATCCTTATGATAACTATCTACATCTTTGTAACTAGCAAAAGGACTAAGGTATTCTCTTTCAAAAGTACTACCCTTATCTTCTGCTTCTAGTTTCTTTAGAAAGTATTTAGCATCTAATGCACTAGACGTATATAACTCAGTTTCGTCTAAATTCTTAGTATATCTGTTGATTACTTCTCTGCCAAGTCCACTTTTAATTTGATTTGCTCTGGTAGCAAGAGCTTCCCTTGCTACTGATGATTCTGGACCATCAGCCTTAGCAATTTGATAAATATTATTTAATTCAACAAACGAACTGGGTACTCCGTAGTCTAGTAAATCTGGTTTATTTAAACCAAACAACGTTGACCTGTTAATCCAATCATTTTTAACTGGTTCAGAAACTTTGCTAGAAGCTAAATTATTCTTGTGGTACTCATCAGCCCTACCAAGATACGTAGCTACCCTGGTGGCCTCGGGTTTATCATCATCGACTAGAGCATTACCTTCTACAATAGCATCAGCACCAAAACCACCAGTACCTTGTCTATTGTCTCCAACAGACCTACCTGGAAGCTTAGGGGGGCCATAACCAGAATCAATAAGTTGCTGTCTAATAGAGTCTGGCATATCTCTAAGTCTCTGACTAATCATATAGTCAGTTTTCTGCTTAATTATTTGCTGTAATCCACCAACTAGATTACTATATTTTTCTTTATTAGTCCAAGTATCAAGCTCAATTAATTTAGAGTACCGCTCATATTCGTTATCAGTTAACTGTTTACCTGAGTGCATATTAGCAAGAGTACTAGCTAACATAGTATTAATTTGGTCTAGTCTAGCCCCATCAGCAGTTTTTAAAACACCTTTACCAATAGCATTATATTGCGGGCCAACCTTAGTGGCTAACTCGGCACCTTCGCTAAGCAACGAAAGTATTTCACCAGAGGACGCAAACTGTGCTCTAGTATCCTTCTTTTCTTCTTCTGATAAACCAGGCTTAAAGAACCAAGCTCTTTCTCCATTAGCACCTTGAGAAGTATCAAACACAGACTCAGCAGCAGCAAGTTCTAGGGGGTTATTTGCCTTCTCTTCCTGTTTACGTCTGTAAGCTTCATTATCTTTTCTAAAAGCTAACTCGGCGCGAGCCTGAGCAGCCTGTAGCCTATCTCCCTGAGCCTGAATTTCCTGTCCGGTGATAGTATTCTCAATATTAGTACGCTCCTGTAAAAGCCCCTGCTTGAACTTTAGCTGGTCTTTATTCAGATTGTTGATAAGTTCCTGACCCTTCAATTCCGCAAGTTTAGAACCAAACTTGCTCATCTCAGCAGATACCGCATACTTCGCAGATTCAAGAGCAGCATCCTTTAGACGTAACTTAGCCTCCAGGTCAGAAGCAGATTGCTGTCTAACCATCTGTACAAACTCACCCTGAGCATCCAGAGCCCGGCCCTTCTGGGCAATGTTCTGTAACTGAGCATCAATATTACGGTCTAGAGCTTTATCCAGTAGACCCATGACAGGAGTGTCAATACCCTTAGCTCCTAGGAAAGCTGACATAAAGACAGCAAGACCTGAACCAGCCTTCTCGCCTCCAGTCATATTCTTCCACATCATGCCAGGGTCAACCTGCATGGTTAGATATTCGTTCTTAAGACGTTCGTGCTGGTCCATCGCGGACTGAATACGCTGTCTACCCTTTTCCTCCGCTAGTGCTACGTTGTTGTTATGCTCATCTACAAGACGAGACTGTTCAACTGCATACTTAGACTGAAGTTCAGCCTGAGCCTTATCGACATCCGTGTAACCCTGGATAGTCTGGGCTTCTCTAGCAGCATTCTGGTTCTGAATCTGAGACTGAGCCTGTAGTTCAGCATCAATAGGAGCCATACGCTTAGCAACGTTCTTCCCGATAGGGTCACGCTTCTCCAGCTTTCCCAGCGTATCAAAGTTTAATCCAGAATTCGCAACCGAGACTCCTTCACCTTCCTTAACCTTTACGGCTTCTCCTGGAGCCAAACCTGAGGGAGCGACTGGCGCAGTAGGATTAGGGGCAAGAATAGGAGCTACCGAAGCAGGGGTAGGTGAGGGGGCAGGGAGAATACCAGATGAATCCACAGTGGTGTCATTAGGAGTAGGTACAGTCTGTGGATATAGGGATTGTGCGTAATCGTAAAACGGGTCTACAACCTGCGTGTTTGGTGCAGGAGGTAGAATCCCAGAACCATATAACTGTTCTTCGGTGTAATTCACTTAGACGCCTCCGTTTCTCCAGAAGTTATCAGTAGGAGAACCACTATTACCACTATAGTTACCTCCAGTTACATTCCACCATCTAGGTAGGCTTCCTACCCCACCAGAGGTAGAAGGTTGTCCCTGTCCTTGAGGCTGGTTACCAAAACCACGCTGAGCGTTGTTAGCATCATACCAGGCTCTTAGTCCGGCTCCACCAGCAGCAATCTGGTCAGCAGTAGAAGAACCAGGACGAGCCATACCCATACCTCCCAGGTTAGCCTGGTCCTGTTGATTCCAGAACTGTAGTTGGTTCTGAGCATTCTGGAGAGCAAAGTTATTACGAGCAGATGTGTTAAATCTGTTCATATCTTCATCAGCACCTCTGCCTGAGTAAATCTGCATACCGAGGTTATTGATTGCGTTGTTCTGTTCCTGAACTCTACCTAATGCAGCATCCTGAGCAGCCTGAGCACCTAGTCGTCCAGTGTTATTAGCAGCTACCACAGCTCCAAGATTACCTCCACGACCTCCAGCAGCAATTGCATTCTGCGTAGCTACGTTACGGTTTGTAGCCTCATTCAGCATCTCACGAGAGACTGATGGGCCTTCACCACGAGACATCGCCTCTAGCCGAGAGATTAGTGCAGCCTGGTTGTCACGAAAACCAGAGTAATCAGCCTGATTAGCAGGACCGAGTGCAGGATTCTGTCTATTAGCGATAGAGGCTAAGTACCTACGCCGCTCCTCCTCATTCATCGCATTAGGGTCACTTCCCATACCACCAGCAATACCGCCTAGTAGACCTCCACCGATAGCCCCTAACGGACCACGAATAGAACCACCAAGAGCACCACCAATAGCACCCTGAATAAAATTACCAATACTCATTTATAAACTCCAAATTAGTGAGAGCGGTCAATACCATTCTTAGTACCATATTCTATAACAAAGCTAGTATGAATCGGACCCTGTTCTGTACCATTATACACAATCTCAAGGGCAATACAAGAACACTTCTGCGTAGTTAGTCTTTTTACCCAACGCATTCTGTCGTCCGAGGCAAATAATCCAGTTCCTAGAGCATCACCCCAGAATCCAGAGCCCCACGTACCACTACCCCAAGTACTCGTATTATCTGGCTTAGTAACGGTGAAAGTATCACTTGGGTATTCACGCTCATCCAGATACACATTGACTGTAAAAGTACCAGAGCCTTCGCCTAATCCAGCAATTCTACGAACCCGCTGGAATCCACCTAGTTTCTCAGAGAACGGGCTAGTCTTTATACGTACTTCATAGATAGCACCATCATCAGTATAACTTTCTCCCTGTACAAGCACAGTTCTATCTTTACCGATGTACTTACAGTCTGAATTAGCAGTACTAGAAATAGACCACTTAGTCCACTTATTTCCTGCATAATCCCAGATTAGCGTACAGTTATCCTGATACATTCTAATATTAGTATTCTCAATATCTAGATACATACCTAGACAATCTCCCAGGTAATCCTTAACCGGACCTGAGATATCCAGAACTCTACCACCCGGCTCCATCAGTCTATAGTTACCCTCAGACTGGAATACTAAACCAGACGAGATATTACGCAGAGCACTAGAGGTAGAACCAATGTCAGTAAGGGCTAACTGTGAAGAAAAGTTGTTACCAACAAGTACGTTATCTAATCCGTCTCCATTAATTACGTAACCCTTCTTTCTCTTGAACACTACCGTATAGTCAGCGTTAAATCCAATAGCCGTAATCTTATCCAGTGACTTATCAATATCAATTGCTAATGCCGGATGGAAAGACGGAGTATCATACTGAGTAAACAGACGAGAGGGCCAAATCTGGAAGTCTGGAATTTCACCTCCAGCAGCCCATAGACGGTCTTTACCGTAGGAAAGAATAGTACAGGAAGGAGCACTGAACGGTAGTAGATAATTATCAGAAGTAAAGCTATCTAATTCATAACTAATAATAGCTCCATCCCAAGCAGTATCAGTGAAAGACCAAGTAGCAGCCGTAGTATCATTCTTAGGACAGTTAGCAGAAGATGGGTCACGGTCTGACACGAGATGCCAATTAGTACCAGTACTAGTATTTCTAAATATTAGAAAATAAGAATTAGGATGTAGGGTAGGAATAGTCTTTCCCTCAATAGTCATCGTATCGTTAGTACCAGTCATTGTCTGCTTAGCACTTAGAATAGCAGGACCGCGTACTTCCTCTCCCTGAGCATTCTTATGACAAGGGTAGATTAGATAATAGTACTCACCAGTAAGTGTTAACTGTCCTGGGCCAGAGATAGACTGAGTATACGTACAATCTTCCGTAGTAAAATGGAAGCCCTGTTCAGTTACTCTCTCTCCATCATACATCCAAACCTGAGCACCAGGATAATATAGACATCTACCAGCCTGAGCGGGTCTAGGTCTAAAATCAAAATCTAGCAGGTACTCCTTAATACTAATCTCGTGAAATACTCCAGGTTGATTCAGAATATTACGCTTATATAGTAGTGCTCCGTGTACAGTATTACCAGAAACATTACTAGAGAATAACCAAGGGTCAGCAGTATTACTTACAGCGGTTCCATACTCTAATTTACCAACTACTTCTGAGTTGTTATTAACAATTAGGTACGAAGTTTGTAGCGTACTAGGTCTGCAAAGCCAAACAAATCCAGCAGCTCCAATGTTAAACGCCTTACCGCATAAATGTACATTATAGATAGTAGTACCACTGGACAAAGCAGAACTACTAAAAGTACCAGTGCTAACCCTAGTATTAGTAATAATATCGTCTACCCAGAAGTAGAAACTCTCGGCTACGTTGAGCTTAGGAGTAATAGTTATCTTCTGGCAACTACCGTGAGAAGTAATATTCTGGATAGCACCCAGATTTGCTAATTGAATAGTATAAGTTCTAGCTTTCTGAGTTACACCCTGGTCCCAGGCGAATCCTACAGTCATATCTGGGTGAATTGCACATGCAAAACCAGTTACATTAAATCCTCCGTTATCCACAGGAGTATTGAATGAGCAGAATGATGAATTAGTAGTACCATCAGGATTTAGATACCCAGCGATAATATCATCCGTAGTATTACGCTTAGCTACTAGTACGTGAGTCTCATTAAGCTTAGCAATATCAAAATTCTGCTTACACTCTCCTAAATCAATAGCAGTTCTTAGTTCATAGTCAGATGGGAAGATTACATGGAGATATAGTGTAGTATCAGCAATATTACTAATATAAACATGTACATATTCTCCGACTGGTACAACCATTAAATACTCAGGGTCAGCAGGGTCAGCACTAGCCGAGAATTTAAGACTACCAGTTACAGAGTCATAGCAGTAAATCTTAACATCCCCAGCCTGTAGGTCACGGAATGCTACAACCTTGATAACTCCAGTATCTCCCATATCTGCGTAAGACTGGCTATTCTGAGTCTTAGCAATAGGAGTAGTCTCAGCAGAGAAGCAGTGAAATCTATCGGTAATCTTTCTATCTGAATTATAGAGACATTCATTAGTCTGTACAACTACTTCTTCGTCTCGTTTAGCAATAGACTTAACATAACCAATATTAGCATAGGTAAACGGAGTACTGGTAAAGTCACCAGCCCCGTAACCGTAGGTATAGGTAGTAGAATTAGTAGGAATAGCCAGAGGGTCGGTGATATCTACTCTATCATAACCTAGCCGCTTCTCAGGCCCACCATCTCTAGGATAGTAAACATTCAGAGCTTCTACAAGATTCGTAGGTTCTGCTAGACGGGCTCTGATTCCAGTATTAACCCCTTCGATAAGAGGAATACCTACAGAAGCCCACTGCATTTGATTAGTAATAACAGGCATATTTTCCTTAACTATTATAAGTAACTTCTACGTACGTAACAATATCATTAGTATTACCAGTAGTAATTCTAG